TTTCAAACGGGGCGCGCCTGTTCTTTCTCGGAACAAATATCCGTACCGCTCAGAGCTACACCGGCAATCTTTATCTGGATGAATATTTCTGGATCCCCAAATTTCAGGAGCTGCGCAAAGTGGCCTCTGGGATGTCACTGCATAAAAAATGGCGTACCACCTATTTCTCCACGCCGTCAAGCCTAGCCCACAGCGCCTATCCGTTCTGGTCAGGTGAGTTATTTAATAAAGGGCGTCGGCATAAAGACCAGCGAATTCAGCTCGACCTCAGCCACAGCCATTTGGCCACCGGTGTGGAATGTGCCGACGGCCAGTGGCGGCAGATTGTCACCGTGGAAGATGCGCTGTCCGGGGGCTGCGATCTGTTCGACATTAATCAGCTTTCGCTCGAATACAGCCCGTCTGAATATCAAAACCTGCTGATGTGTGAATTTGTCGATGATAAGTCCTCGGTATTCCCGTTTGAGGAGTTGCAGGGCTGCATGGTGGACAGTCTCGAAGAGTGGCCGGACTTTAATCCCTACGTCTTTCACCCGTTCGATGACAATCCGGTGTGGATTGGTTACGACCCGTCGGAAGCGAACGGCGGCGACAGTGCCGGGTGTGTGGTCATTGCTCCACCCGATCAGCCGGGCGGCATTTTCCGCATTCTTGAACGTCACCAGTGGCAGGGGATGGATTTTGATGCGCAGGCCAAAGCCATCGAGGCACTGACAGAAAAATATAACGTTGAATATATCGGTATCGATGCCACCACCGTGGGTCAGGGCGTTTATCAGCTCGTCAGGCAGTTTTACCCGGCGGCGCGTGAAATCAAATACACGCCGGAAGTGAAAACGGAAATGGTGCTGAAAGCGAAAAACACCATCCATCGTGGCTGTCTGCAATACGACGCTGGCCACACTGATATCACGGCGTCATTCATGGCCATTCAGAAAACAATGACGGCCAGCGGGGCGAAATCCACCTACCGCGCGAGCCGCAGTGAAGAAGCCAGCCACGCCGACGTCGCGTGGGCAACGATGCATGTTTTGATTAACGAGCCGTTGACCGCCGCCTCCGGCAAACAAATAAAATCCACCTTGGTGATGTTCTGATATGACCCGTAAAAAAAACCGCATTCATAAAAAACTGACGCCACAATCCGGCGCCCAGAAAAGCGAGATTTTCCGCTTTGACGAACCGGCCACGGTGATGGATCGCCGCGATATTCTTAATTATCTGGAATGCCTCAGCAACGGGAAATGGTACGAGCCGCCGGTCACTTTCTCCGGTCTGGCTAAAAGCTTCCGAGCCGCCGTTCACCACAGTTCGCCGATGTACGTTAAGCGTAATATTCTGGCGAGTACGTTCATCCCTCACCCACTGCTTTCTCAGCAGCAATTCAGCCGCTACGCGCTGGACTACATTGTTTTTGGTAATGCGTTCATCGAAAAACGCCTGAGCGTGACCGGCCAGCTTCTCAAACTGGAGGCATCACCGGCCAAGTACACGCGCCGGGGTGTTGAGGAAAATGTTTACTGGTTCATGGAGAATTACATAAGCCCCCACGCCTTTGGTCAGGGGGACGTATTTCATTTGCAAGAGCCGGACATTAATCAGGAACTGTACGGTCTGCCGGAATACCTCAGCGCATTAAATAGCGCATGGCTCAACGAGTCAGCGACGCTGTACCGTCGGAAATATTTCCTCAACGGGGCACATGCGGGCTATGTCATGTACGTAACTGACCCGGCGCAAAACTCGCAGGACGTGACCGCACTGCGCGACATGATGACGAAATCGAAAGGGTCAGGGAATTTTAAAAATATTTTCTACCATGCACCCGGCGGAAAATCAGATGCGATCAAAATCATTCCCCTCAGCGAAGTGGCGACCAAGGATGATTTCTTTAATATCAAGAACGCGACACGCGACGACCTGCTTAGCGCGCACCGGGTGCCACCGCAGATGATGGGCATTATCCCGAACAACACCGGCGGCTTTGGGGATGTTGAAAAAGCGGCAAAGGTATTTGTGCGTAACGAGTTGGTTCCTTTGCAGGAGCGCATGAAGGAGTTAAACGAGTGGGTAGGAAAAGAGGTGGTAAGGTTTACTGATTACGAGCTCTAAAATTTACCTCTGAAAAAGAACCGCCGGGACAATGGCGGTTTTTTTACGCCCTATTCAAGGCCATGAACGCCGCGATACGGGGCGTCCCCGCCGAACAGATTCAAGCCTGACCGAACCAACAAAAAGCCACCACGGCGCGCTCAGGCGCGAGAATAAATATAAAAAAGTGGGTTTGCGCGCAATGCTATCCCCGCCACGCCTGCCCGCTTTGCATGTCGGTTTGAATGCAGATGCCTAGAGTGTTCTAAGGTGCGGTAGATATGGCGCAGCGCGAAGGAAAATAATTGGGATTTTCATGCAAAATGATACTTTTTCATGCGCTTTTATTCATCCCTCAAAACCAATTTAGCATGATTTGAATCGTATGTTTTTTTTAAAACTCGACCACGTAACTTTGCAAGTTTAGTCTTATTTTATATTCAAAGATGAAGTATGGGTAGGCCTCGATAGTGCTCATTTACCAGTGACCCGAGCTCAGCGATAGTTTAACTTTTGGGAAAATATAAGAAACTATCAAAACTGGACTACCTTCGTTAAATTTCTTGAATCAATGTGCTTTTAATAAAAAAAGGCCTCGGAAGGCCTTTTTGACCTTCAAAACTTAATTGATGATATTTTCTTTTGAAAATTCTCAACAAATATTTTTTCACCGAACCCCATTATTAACCCTCCCGCAAATGCCGTAAATGGGTCAGTGGCAATGGCTTTCGAGCTGAACCCACCTAAATTGATGGTAAGTACATCTATTTTCATCAATAGCGCCAATGAAATTGAGAAGACAATGACAAATATAACTCTTGTAGTTATACCTAGCCCATCACTTATAATTGAAAGTATTTCTTTAAATTCAAAAACTCGAGTTCTAAAGGCCAATGACAACCAACATCCTAAACACGAACCTAATGCAACTAGAAATAAATTACTAATGTAATATGCGGCATCACTTTCAGTAAAATTGGTTAAACCTAAGTAGAAAAGGAAAGCAAGTATAGCTGGGATATAAATCAATTTAATGAATTTAAGCAGAATATCATTTCTGATACTTGGCGCTAAATTGAAAATGATTTCGCTTTTTATTTTCTCGAGACCATTTTGCGCTAACAAAACTTGACTTTTTTGTCCATTAAAAGCCAAGTCTGCCAACACGTAAACTCTTTCGTAGTAAAATTTGTACATAAACTCATCATCTTTATAAAGTTTTTGCAAGACCATTACTGAAAGCTCAATGTCATCCTTGAGTTTAATTATTGAATCGGGAAACTCATTTACTTTTTCATTAACACTAAAATAAATATCATTTGGTTGCCCGGTTTGTTCATACCTTTTAGCCGTAAAATACTTTTCTTCCAAGGTCATGTTATTTAGGCTCCCCACAAAAACGGCACTTTTCTGTCGGATTTGCAAGGGCGTCTCTACCTGTAAGTGAAAAAGTGAGCACAGCACCTGAACCATTAACATTTTCGCTTAATATATTAATAAGCCTTTGCACTTCACAAAGTTCAGCGTGATAAGGCTTAATCTGAGAATAACTTTTCATTTCTTCTAATCTAGCACTGATTTTGTCTAAATCGTAAGTTATTTGTGATTTTCTAATTCTCATTATATTCTTACCTCATCACGTATAGTAATATCTTCTATTTCTGCGCCCAAAGAAATCAACCCTTGTCTCATTTCGTTATACACAGATAATGATTTACCGGAAGGATCTTCTACAGTAACAATAACTGAGAAATTAATCCCTTCAACTGGATAATCCATACTATCTCTAACTTGCGATGTTACTCTCAGTCTCCAGTTAGTTGAGTTACCAAAACCGCCTTTACTAACACGTTCGTATGCTTTAGAAGGCCACCATTTGAATCCTTGCTCAATGAGGTTTTTTTCAAAGTTACCATCTTCACCAAGTTTTATATCCCATATGGAGTTGACAGCTTTACCAAAAGTACCTACGTTATTTTTAATTTTCTGCTGTTGCAATGATGCATCAACGTTTGCTCGAATATATTCCTGCCCAAATTGCCGATCAATCGGTGGGGAGTAAACCAGTGTCATTTTTATTTTCCCCCGGCATTTACCATTAGCATTAGCAAGTGATTTAGGCCATGTGAAATCAAATTCTCCGACCTGTCCTTTTGAAAGAACCCCCTCAAAAACAAAGGTAAAAGACGTTTCTTCTTTTGCAATCATATCCTGAGAATTCATCGGAAAACCAAAACCAACGAAATCGCGTGCTTCTTTGCTTATAGTTTTTGAAGATAGGCAAACAGGTACAGAAGAATTATGAATCATTAAAGCTTTAAGTGAGGTTTTACTTAAAGCCCCATTGGATTTCATATCAATATTAGCCAATATTTTCGCAATGTGAGGAGCAGACAAACTTGTTCCGTGAGAGTCAAATTTTAATTTATTCAATCCATCTAATGTGCAAAAACAAGAATTACTTGCATCACCAATACCACCTATATGCACCACATCTGGCTTAATGCCATATGAAGTAGCAGGCCCTCTTCTAGTATATCGAGTTGGGGCTTGAAAAGTGATTAAATTATTATCAATATGGTTAACAGAGCCAACCGATAAGGAGCTAACAGAATCCGCAGGAATAAGAATCCTATCAGGCTCCTGATATCTTGCTAACATTCTAAAGACATCATTCTCATTGTTTGGCCATTCATTTCTGTAATATTTCTCGTCTAAATTCCCTACGGAAATAACAAATATAACATCTAGCTCCGATGATATTTCATCAATCCTTGAAGCAAAAAAGCTGTATTGTTGAGTGGATGCTAATTGTTGGAAGTTTATACTCATACTGATTATTCTGTATCCAAGCTCCCTTGCAGCTTGAATTTCCAAATATAGCCAATCACTATATTCTGGCAAACCTTCAAAATGGTCACAGAAACTATATTTATTTGAAGGCGTCCATATATCATAAATATCACATCCATCATCTTCAAGATATACCAAATCTTTATTTAAGAACCTAGAGCCTATAAGAATACTAGCCATTTCATCAGCGTGATATTCATTTAAATGTGCATCTCCCAAGGCATCTGACCTCTCTGTCACCCACTCACTGAGAATGTTACTTCGAATACCTTTATCTACTAATATAACTTTCGGGTATTCAGTATCAACATCTCTTCTTGGGAAGCTTTTTATTTTCTCCTCAGAATTTTTAGCTTCCTTTGAAACGATCATTATTGGGCTAGGATAATAACTTTTGACTAACGGGTTTTTTTTCAGTTCGCCTATTAGAGGTAAGATATCTTGATGATCTGAATCATCTAAAGAGATTGACAAAATATTATCGTGAAAGAACCTTGATTCTTTATTGAATTTTAAAGAGCTATTTGTACCTTTTAGATGAGAAATAAAACCTTTCTTCAGCTCATTGATTTTGTCTGGGGCAAGAGTATCTGTACTTTTTGGAGTGAAAAGCTCAACTATAATAGTATTTTTATTTTCAATTATTTCTCTTGTAAACTCGACATCGCTTAAAGAGGATTTATCATTTCCTGTGTAGAGAGAAATATCTGCAATGGCACTTACCTCACTTCTTAAAGCTCCAACTTTTGATACTATTTCCCCCCTATTGTCAAATTTCACATCTGATTTCACCTTAGCTTGAGAAAGTCTCTCCACAAGTGCAGGTAGAGACCTTTCATTTGCTTGAACATATAACTCTCCTATTTCCCCACCACCTATAACAGGATGTTTTGAATTGAATAAGGCATTCGTAGGCCGATGACTTTTTGCTATAGCTTCATCCTTCAATGAAATTTTCAATGTTGCAAAATTTTTGTTTTCTCTACTTTTAATTTCATTAGAAATCTTTGATGTTTTATCTATAAGCTCTGCTTTATGACGCGCAAAAGCCAGATCATCACCATAGAAAAAATCTTTCTTGTCACCCCCAACGTTAGGGTCTGGCTTATGAATATAACCACTACTATTTTTTATTTTAATTATGTTTTTTTTGCTCATAGTTTATCCTTTATCCACCTAGAGACTGTACTTTTATGTTTTCCTACTAAATTAGATATATCCTGAATAGAATAATTATGTTGGTTAACGAGGATTTTTGCTAGTTCATGCTCACTCCCTAAAAGCAATGCTTTAGTTAGTTCATTACTATGATTTGCATTTATTACAAAATAAGCCTTTATTGCTTTAAACATATCCACACTGGACTTATCATTAATTATTGTGAATCTTTTAATGAATTCGATACAGTTTTTTATATCGGATGGCGTAAATCCATCTAGCACAATATTCAAAAAAGACAACTCTGCTTGCGACAATTCCATAGGAGCATAGTAATTTTTTATTATTTTTTCTCTAATAACTTTTTGAGGCTTTTCTATCTTTATTTTATTTTGAAATCTGCGCCACACCGCTGGGTCCAACAAATTTTCATGATTTGTAGTTGCAATGACAATCCCTTTATCTTTTCTTCGGTCTAAACATTGTAACAGCGTATTAACAACACGTTTTATTTCACCTACCTCTTTACTATCGTCTCTATATTTAGCAATTGCATCAAACTCATCTAAGAATAAAACACAATTATATTTTTCTGCAAAATCAAATAAAGCTGCAATATTTCTTGCACTTGTACCTAAATATGATGATAGCAACGAATCCAATCTTGCCGATACAAGTGGAAGGCCAATTTTAGCAGCGAAAAATTTCGCTAGTTCTGTTTTACCTGTCCCCGGTTCTCCAAAAAATAAACAACTGTAACTAGGCAGTATACCATTATCTCTTAAATCATCTGCGTGCTTCCATTCAGCAAGTATTCCATCAATGGCTGAAGTTATATTTTCTTCAAAAAAGTGAAAGCTCTGAACTTTTCGTATCTGCTCAGGAAAAATAACCTCAACTAAAGGCATGCTATTTTCTTTGTCTACTGGCAAAGGTGTTGATGGAGTTAATTCATTAATTACAGGTGAGAACGCTTTGCTCCATGTGATCCCTTTGTCTTCCAGTCCTATAGTTTTTTTTGAATGAGTTTTATCGACGAGGGTACTTAGTGCCCTAGCCTCAACTGTAAGCCCATCTTTTTCGAGGGCATCTCTTAATTTTAAAATACTCTTTATAACATCTGGTGTTGGATCATTTTTTAAGCTAAAACGACATAGTGTCGCTATCAAATTCATATATTTAAGCATGTTTATAACTTCTTTTTAGTTGCAACCCAATGCAACTATAATGCATTAAATCATCATTTAAAAGCGCAATATGCGACTTCCGCCTCACATTATGACGATTTTTAGCGCATTACGCGACATCTGTTGCATTATTGACTCATCATCACGTAAGCACGAAAGCACCTAAAACTATAACAATCTCCATCTCTGGCACATAAACGACATTCAGGTTTGATTTCTCACTTCAAAAACAGTGTCATAGCATGGTAATCAATCCACCACTCATCCTTTCAATTAATCCGGAAATCCCAACCAATCATCAATGGCCGGGTATAGAAATTTAGTACCGTCAAAAATCATCGCGGCGCCACGTGCCAGTACCTCTAGCTCCCAGCGGTTAGGGGTTAAACCATATTGCACTAGGTGCTGATAAATCTGAGGTATTTGAGCACGCTCCTGCTTTGTTAACCTCGCTGATGGGGAAAGCTCATGAGATTTTGCTTGTACAAAACTATATTGTTGATGACTTACTGATGAAATTTGCCGTCTAGCGGCGTCTCCTAACACCTTGGTGACATCCGGCTCATCCCATCCAACATCCCCGCTCTTAACCAATTTCATCACCGCAGTAGCGTACTCGGAAGGTGTTGGAGGCAAACTCTGCCTGAGTCCTGTTTGAGCCTCCCCACAGTTATTGACAGGACTCCGAGGCGCGCCGGGGGCGCTTATTAAATTCAAAGGATGAACGGCAACTTCAACAGCCTTAGTGACAATGCGCCATTTTGTAGTGCGGGTTTCGTGTATGAGGTCAGGGCCAAGATGAGGGGCATAAACGCCGATGATTTTCTGGATCTCTTCGTCATACTCGTTTAACTCATCAATCACTTGGCGGGCAGTTCTGACCGTTTGCTCGTCGCGGGGTACATTCGCGCCGCCTTGTGCAGAGATATATGCGGCAAAGTCGCCAGTATCGGCTGCGGTGCGGGCAGCTTCGACCAGTTCGTCAAATTCAGCGGCGATACTCACGCCGCGCGGCAATCTGCGCAGCTCGCGATAGGCTCCCATCGTGGGTACACCAATAGATTTAAATTGAGGGATACGCCACGTAGAAGCCCATGCGGTAACAGCTCCGGCGGTTTCGGACAATGACCGTCCAGTCTCATGGTCGATCTCACCTTCAAGCGCGTATCCATCAATATTCTTCGCAATATATTTAGCGATATAACCTGCGGCACCGCCTTTATTCAGATGCTTGCACTCGAAACGCTGAGCCTGTGCGCCCCTCTCCTGACCATCTTCTTTAAGTGCATAGCGTCGCATGATGTCGATAGCTGACTGACGGTGCGCTTTATCGCAAAACAGCATCATGTGCCAGTGAGGCGTAGCGTCATGGTGGGGCTCAACAACGCGCATGCCGTAAACCTTGATGCCGTTATCTTTAAATGCAGTACGCATTTTGCCCCAAATTTTCACCAGATAGCGCTGGCCATCTTTTGGTGAAAATGCCTCTTCATCCCACTTATGATTAAAATTAACCCTGCGCTCTGACTTTTTTCCGACCATGCGGGTTGGGTGGTATTTTGAGGGGGTGGTTATGGTGATAAACATGCCTGCGTGACCGACCTCTGAAGCATACTTTTCAATACCGGCAATTGTGCTCATCAGCTCCATGCGGCGAATTTCAGGATTAGAAATACTTCCCATCACCTTATCGATGAGATCTATCCGCTCGCCGGTTTCGATGTTCTCTAAATCGCAGGATTTGAGATATTCCATATTCGCTAAACGACGAGCCCGGACATCGCGAATGGCCTGCTTGCTGGCATAGCCAGACTTCTGAAGACTCACCTCCCCTACAGCGATCAGAAGAGATTCGCGCCACTGCGTGCGCTGCGCTTTTAACTGCCGGATCCACCACTCGTCATTCACCAACCGCGCGACACTGGAGAATGCAGCGCGCATGTCCAGTTTACGTTTGCAGTATTTCTGCCAGTGCATAGGCGTGATATTAAAAACGCGGGCTGCACCAGCAACCTGACCATAAATTTTTTGCTGTGCGCTGTCGGTGAATAGCTTGGCTTGAACGCCATTGTGCTGACTTAGAAGCTGATCGCTCTGCTCTTCATATTCGGTGAACAACCGGGATGAAATTTGCATAGCGAGACGTTTCAGCGCCTTGTCATTCATACCCGCTAGCTGACGATAACTCTCAGCTTCATCGGTAAAAATCTCGTTAGTCCGACCAGTTAAAATCAGCTCATATTTAGCCTGCACAACTTCGATACGCGGCCAAATGCGCGGCATGAAAACGTTGATCAGATAACGATGAGCAGCAAGTAACCCTGTACTTTCTTTCAGGTATTCATATCGACCCAAAAAAATGCCACTTAGAAAAAATGGCAGTGCGTGGATTTTACGTAAGGCATCTTGCCCCTGATGGAATTCATCACGGGTAAGAGGTCTTTCTTTTGAGATTGCCGGGCGGGGAGAATTCCAAGGGTATGCGCCGACAAAAACAGGTTTGTCGGCTTTTACTATTTTAGGCGGTGGCGAGGGCGCAATACGCCCCCGCGCATTCTGGGAGTTGGGAAACATTACTCACAAACCCCAGCGTAAACACTGTTACAAACGGAATGGTCTTTTGATTCAGCAAGTAAATCGAACTGACTACCGCCACGTGTCGTCAGCGCCCAGTCGCGGTATGTTTTGATACCGTGAGATTCAACAGAAATAAACTCAATGCGCTTCTCTGATTTACGCGGGTCTTGGGTTGAGGGGAAGAATGTAGAGTTACCTCGACGAGAGCAAGCCGCCACCAATTTCTCCCAGCGAGCAACTCGGGCAATCTCGTCAGGCCAGCGACTGAAAATTTCTGCTAACTCTGATTTTCTTGCGTGGATACACGGCATACACCCAACACGGCTACATCCCTGCTCATATAGAGGATTAGGTTTGATACCGTGACGTTTTGCTAGCGCAAATACTTCCTCATGCGTCCAGTGCAATATCGGCCGATAAATATTTAACCCTTTTCCGATGTCGAGCCCACACTCCCACTCAGATAGCAGCGCGCGGGCTGGTGACTCTTGAGCGCGCACACCTTGCCAGCTAATGACCTCTTTACCGGCAGCGAGAAGCGGGTCAACAATTTGGACTTTTATTGGTTCATGCTTAAGTTCAAACGTGCAAAACCGCGCTTTGGTGGATGGAAAACGTCCTTTCCACATACATAAATCTAAGAAAGGATTTCCGGTAGGTTTTAAGGTATCTAACGCTAATGCAACAGTATCAGCCGCCTGCTCATCTGACATGCCGCATTCTGTAACTAACGTAAGCGGCCACTTTTCGGCAATGAATTTTCGCTTACCTTCAATTTGCCGGGCAAAGTCAGCTTTTACGCGATGTATCGGTCCCAAAATATCCTCAAGATAATCGAGATATTCCATTGTCTCAGGGTGTTCATGCCCCGTATCAGCGAAAACAGACAAAACCTCCACACCGGCCTCGCGAGCCAACAAACGTTGAGCAAGCGAATCTTTACCGCCTGACATCGAGCAAATATTAATTGCATTCTTAGCAAAGCAGCGCTTATAAACCATTATTTCAACCCAGAATTATTTTTTGAAAATGCCTCTTGGCAAACCTGCCCAAGGTTTTCAATACATGACGACAAACCCGAAATAGTTTTTACTTTAGATTCGCGAATTTCAAAATGAATAAGGCCATTTACCAATTGGTCAATCTTGGCGTAATAAGCCGTCGCCTCTAAATATTCCAGCCCCTTCTTTTCACCAGAAAGAACCACTTTCTTTTTATTCAAAATGAATTGATAACAATCACTTGTTACAACCCAATTGTCTCCAACGGAAATTCGGATCATGTTTATCCCCTAAAATGTTTTTTCTGTTGTTCGGTGATTTCTTGGCATGACACACAACGCACGACACCGGGAAATGCAGCCCGCCGCGCCGCAGGGATTGGCTGGTCGCAGTCTTCACAGACTGAGGCCGATACCCCATTGCTATGAATACGATGTGCAGCTACCTGATGAGTCAAAATTTCGAGATTTCTTTCCTGCACGGAATCCATTAAATCTGGCATTACATCACC